GGTGGCGAATCCTGAATAAACGTCGAATTCAAACTCGGCAACGAAGTAAACCGTTGCGCCAAATGCCAAGCATCCAAAGTCCCGGTCGTAGTAGACCGGAAATAACCAGTAATCTGAGCTGGATGGTACCGATACTCGGCCCAACGCTCCTGATACCCGAACACATTGTCATCCGCAGAAGTACCCTGCGAATAAATCTCCTTGTTTAACACCGCTTGTTCGCCCAAATGAGCGAACACCGGAAAATAAAAATCATATCGAGTCTTCCGACTCCACATCTTCCGCAAACCTTGCTGATAACTCAAATCAGCACGTACGGAAACCATACCGATAATCAAACCATGCTCTGTAAAACTCTGAGTAAATCCGTGACCGCTCGCAAGAGCGGTTCCAACACCCGCGAGATTAGCGAGCGGAGTACCAGTGCCCGTAGCAGACGTCTGGGCAATAGGATTGATGATAATAGGAGTACTACCACCGCCCAAATACTCAGGACGCTGTAGGCGAGCGTCCGGAGAGATAACGCCAAAATGAGAACGGATAATTTCAGTATAACGCGTACCACCTCGAGCATCCCTCTCAAGCAAACGCTGAATCTGGAAAGATTCACGAATCTGATTAATAGTCGCCGCCGTCGCAGAACTCAAATCAGCATACAAACCAGCATCTCCACCAGCATACAAGTCAGCAACAGCCTTATCAACAAGACCTACTTGCGTGTTGCCAGCCGACGAAACAAAACCTCCTGTAGCCTGACCATAGTAACCACCATAATTAACCGACTTGGTAATATTCCCTGTACCAGCAACTGAACCAGCAGCAAAAATGTTGTTACCATCATTCAAAAATAAACTCTTACCAGTCCCGTAAACCTTCGCAGAAGTCCCCAAAGGCAACGTAACCGCATCGCCCTTCTGGGGCCACGGCAACGCAGAAGTAAAATAATCGTGCCGCTTACCACGCTTCAAAAGCGTGTAATCCGAATACGTGTCAGGGCCATCGCCCTTATTCACAGTAACCGAATTCTGAAGGTTTTCATCCCGAAACCATTCATTCCAAATCAAGTTATAAGCGCGCAAATGCAACGCGCCATGAGTGACGGTATTAGAACCCGTAATCTGGCCTGCCGTCGGCAGTCCCATATAATCCTGAACACTGTTAGGCGTATAACCGCCAGCTGGCGAAGTAGTCTGCGGAATCAAATAAGCAGTTGAATCACCCGGATTCACTTGCTCACCCATGAACTTCTGCCAATTGTTCCAAACCAATCGGTTAGGAACAAAGAAAAAGAACGAATCCAAATGCAAATTGTCCATCACCGGATACAACGGAGTGGACAAACGGGCAAACGCCGTCATCTTCAAGTTAAACGTATCCCCGGGAAGAACCTCATCCACATACACGGGGACCAAATAACCGCCATCAAACGTAGTCTTGTGCGCGGTCTGAATCTGAAACTTACTGCGCGGAATGTCCGCGCGCGGAATCATCGCAAACTGGTGCGTGCTTACCGACTTGTTCTTGTGCATCGTGGCCATGTAGCAGGGCTCCCTCTGGTTGACACCATGAAAGCCCTGCTTTCATGGCGCCTTATGTTGAAAAACACTGATCCGCTTGAATCAGCAGCACCGGCACATCAACACTAGTCAACGCACCAATGGAATCATCATACGACCCAATCTCATAAAGTGCAAAATCTTTCGGATGTTTATTAAAAGCATTATTCTCGTCAACCCTATTGACTTCATCCGAAAACGAGCGTATGGCAGCCGCCTTACTTGGAACAAAAAAGGGACGCCCAAACGCATCTGCAGCTGCATCACGCACTGCGACAACCAACTGAATCATCTCAAATCCTTTCAAAAGGTCTTACCAAACGAGAGGCCTTAGACGCAAGGACCTCTTCCTTCACCGCCAACCTATCTGGCGTGTGCTCCTCAGCCCGAGCAAGCGCACGGAGAATCCGCGCTTGTTGAATAGCCTCGAACTCATATGGCTCTATCGCGCCGTACTTCAAGTCATAAAACTTCGGGGGCTTCATCTTCTGGCCCCCCTCAAGCACAACCGCATCAATCGGATACACGTCCGAATAAAACTTATCAAACCAACCCTGCGCAATCCCAGGCTTCAAACTCATCCTATTAAACTCAGGTATCAAGTTACTAATTTCGCCTGTGTCGTCATCGACACGCTCATAATGGCTCGCAGCCCGCTCACCATTAATCTTCTTCATAACATACCTGGCAACATATCCTGCCGACTGCAACGTCACACTACCAACAGTCGAATGCCCAAAAGGCCAAAGCTCTTCCAACGCTTTGGACCTATAAATAATCTCACCTGATCCCGACTTACTCCAGGGCACCAGATCATCAAACTTGCAATTAAACAAAATCGCATGGTAATGCGGACGAGAATTCTTCTCGCCGTACTCACCACACATATAAAAACGGATCTTCCGACCCGTAAACCTCTTACGCAAACGCTTCATAAACTTCTGAAAATGCTCGTACACCAACGAGCCACCCTCCGGCAAATTCTCCGGAGAATACGTCAACGTAATAAAACAATTGTCGTCATACAACGATGCCTCATGCATGCATCGGACGGCCCACATCCTGGACCGATCAATACGACAACCAATACACTGCCCACAAGGCAGTTGCAACGCGTTACCTTCTCCGTAACGCGCCTTAAAACTAATGGACCCATCATCCAACCGATGGGCCATCAATGGCTTAAAGCATCCCATAAAAACTCCTGCCCCCTTCCGGGGGTGGTAAGGATCAATTAAAACCGAAACCCGCCACGCATCGGACCACGCATGTTGGCCGCCTTCGTGTGCGCCACATGGTGCTTAAACTGCTTAGCTGAATGCTTCTTGTGTACGGGTTTACGCTTAAGTACTTTCATTTACCTTAACCTCCAAATGCTTTCACGCCTACACCTCACGGTGTCACCTAGCACAGTAGACATCAAGTAGGTCTACTGTGCGGCCCCTTCGGGGCCCCCCT